GAAATCCGCCGTTCCTTTTGTCTGCATAGCGCCCCAGTTAGTGACGCCACCAAGGATATTAGCGGCGCCACCGTTTGTTAGTGTGCCATTGTTGTAGATATTTCCAGAGTTTGTGTAGTCACCGTTGTTAGTAATGCCAGAAGTAAAAGTATTGCCAAGAACTCGAACAAGACCGCCATTTGTAAATCCTGTTCCATTAGTCATTGAGCCAGCGTTGTAGCTATTGCCAGCGTTTGTTATTCCACCACCAACTACTCCTAATCCATTGGTAACTGAGACGTTGCCAGCAATGCCAACATTCATACCACCATTAAAAGAAGCTAGGGTTCCATCTAAACGCAGCTGTGATACATTTGAACCGAAAGCTATAGTGTTCGCCACCAAGTTCGTTACGTTGACTCCGTAAGCGTGCGCGAAATTATTCGAGGTTCGATTAGCGGTTCCAAGGTTGATATTATCCTGACCCGAAGCTGTGGTGTTATTTCCAGCCGTAAAGGAATTTTCGCCCTGAGCGCGAGTGCCGAAACCAAACGCGGAAGCAGATATTCCTGGCGCTACATTGAAGTCATTTGCGACGAAAGAAAACATTCCAGAAGCCACTCCGTCTGCCCCGCAAGAAAACGAAGCGTTGCCAGAAGAAATACTATTTTGACCGCAGGAAAAGCTGCTTCCTCCGGAGGCAATAGTAAGACTGCAAAAGGCCGCCGATCTACTGCCCATTGCAATAGTGCCGTAGCCCGCTGCAAAATCCAAAGCGTTGCTGGCCAGTGTAAGTTGTCCAGTTCCAAACGAGTCGTTTCCAAGGGAGCTGTTCCATACTCCTCCTCCATCTCCAGCCCGGAAAGCACCGTTGGAAGGATAGAAAAACATCTCGGTCCCACCGTGCTGGCCGACCACCAAGTTGCTAACGACACTAAGCCGCGCCGGTGCTCCCGTTACAGTCAGCGAATTCCAAAATAACCCATTGGTTTGTAATGCTCCATCTTTGATCGTCAACTCCACACTCTCGCCAAACTGATTACCGTTAGTCGTGATCCCAGGACCAGGAGGTCCTGGTGCACCACCACCACCAGAAGGCACAATCGTAATCGGAGCGATTAGGAGCGCGGTTAACACCAAAAGACCAGCAAGGACAAGGAACTTTTTCACTGAGAGCCTCCGTAGTTGATGGACATTTTGAAGCTAGCTGTGCCGTTGGTTAGAGTCAAGGGTGTTGTTGAGGTACAGATTGTTATACCAGTATCGAACTTGCGACCATTGTAGTAGGAGAATGTCGCGGTGCTGTTCGCAGGAAGCTGAACTGGCGCGACAGTCGGAAACGCCCCATTAGCTGGCAACGCGTTAGTATTGAAGATATGGACATAGAGCGTGCTCGCACTAAGGTTGTAGACTTCGAGATCATACAGGATACCACCAACAGGCGCGGCAACCCAAACATTGGTAGCAGGGATGGTGTTCTTGCGCTGGTTTGGGGTGGTTTGAGCGCACAACGATAGTGTTGAGAGCAAGAGGAGCAGGATGGTTTTCATATCGACATGGAGAATTTACCAAGATCGAGTTGCGGTCGGTCGATTACCTCGTCACGAATAGGGCGAGATTTTTCTATTAGAGGAACGTAGCAAGGTTCATCAAGGATGGCGCGGTATAGGCATTCCATTGCATGGTCGTCTTCATCACGCGGCTTATTTTTCTCCGGCATCCAAGGCCAACGTTGTATTTCCCATAAGGCACGACGGCACGATGGCGAGAAAAAGATCGAAGGCGGGTTTTCTGCAAGACGCTGTTGGACCCGTGAGATACCGCGCATCGGGTCTTTGACAGCCTTTTCGCAAGGAAACCCACCTTGTGCAAAGTCGTCTGCCCAACAATGCTCGGTTTCGGGGTCTTCAATAAAGGCGATAGGGTCGCAACGACCGTGGATGACATTACAACCATTGAGCACCCCGTGCATTAGCTTGCAGAGGTCAAGTGGTTTGCAACGCTCGAACAGGTCCGTGAAGAAATATAGACGCTGAAATGGGTCAACGGCGAGAAAGAGCACGCAATGTGGAATGCGTGGATGGGGGTCGATGTAGTAGTAGTAAGACCAATCCTTAGGCGGCGAGTCAAATCCAAGCCAACCTTTTGGAAGCGTTTGGAGCACGTGTTTATCATACTTGAACTCCTTGTAAACAAGGCCGGCGAGGTGAAGGGGCTTGCCCATCAAACGACAGTCTTTTTCTTCTTCGGTGAGTGACGCCTCGAACATCGCGATACCTTCCGGCTTAAGGTAGGGGTTGTCGTAGATTGAACCTTCGACTTTGAAACACTGGCCTTCAAATGTGCCACCCGGTAGAAAAGCATCTGTGATCCAAGGCTCTGATAGAGCAGTGAGATTGAACCAAGCAGCCCCGTTTCTATCAACAAGGCCGCGTGAAGCGCCTTTCCACATGCCTTCTGGTATGGGTTCATCAACATGTATCCAATCCCAGTCACTCGACTCTATCGAACGTGGATCGTTTAGCCACGATTTGACGGTAGCGAAGCGCAGAATAGAACCATTCGCGCACTCCACAATACAGATTTTGCCCTCGTGATTTCGGGTCTTACGTTTAACAAAGCCATCACGAGGGAGATATTTCCATAGTTTGCCTTCTTCGCCGCGCTCTGATGTAAAGATTTCATCAACCTTGTCCCAATTCTCGCACATGACTAGACCCTTGACAGGTCTCTGCGGAATCGCCTGACGAACAAAGGGATGGTTCTCGCTCCCATCGTGAGTGTGATGTAATGATCCATCGCGGTTGAGGATGTCGAATCTTTGTTTGTACCAGATGCGCTCATTTCGTAGCCAAGCTGCGTCTTCGGCGACACCGCAAGTTGATTTTCCCCAACGATTGCCGGTGAAGGTAGCACGACGAAGAGCACTAGAAGAATGGAAGATGTCCTGTTTAGGGTGTGGGCGGTAGAATGGGAGACCGTCGTTCTTGATTGCCGCGACCTTTTGACGAAGGAGCTTGGCTTTTCGCTGGCGAACCAGTAAAAGCTCGACATCGTTTATGGGTGCAGTCAGGGTCGCCATTCGGGAACAATACGGAGAGGGTTTTGGAGGTAGATGGAGTTGCAGACGAAACCATATTTGTCGATGAAAGTAGTGAGATCGCGTTCGAGGGTCACGTCATCGACACAGTAATTTATCACTCGCGCGTGCTCGCCTTCTTGAAACCATTTCGGAGCCTGCTCACCAGAAGCGATTTTGCTAAGGCCGAGTGTGGCTTTGCAGACATTGTCGAGACTCCAACCTCTGTGAGCGGAACCAAACTTTTCCGCGTCAAGGTGTAATGAACGCCAGATTCGCAGCAAAAGATCGTTTGTTTTGCTTCGTAAGTCCTCAACGCGTTCACGCGATGGAAGGCCGAAGATAACAGGGAAGTCAAATCGCCAGATGTTAAAGCCACTAATGCGGTCGGCTTTCTTGAGCCGCGATTTGAGGATGTCGACATCATTCGGGCCATAAACACGAAAACGGTCGGTTAGGAATTCGTAGACGACGGCGCAAGCGACACCCATTTTGTCAGTGTCGTCCCAGCCGTTTGGAAGGTCTTCGATACGGCGCTGTATTTCAACGTCGACAACGATATGGTCTTCACCAACGCTAGTCACCAACCACCTCATCAATCTGCTTCATAGCGTTTTTCATGCCTTCTTTGTCCGCGCTATTCGGACGATCGTTGCACAGCTTGCCGTAGGTTTCGAGTTCAGGACGGTCGTCGTTGACAACCGAAGGAAGGTCTTTAGCAAGGGTGGTTGAGTCGTTGCGCAGGAGTGACATATTATTTTCCTTTCTTTTTCTTAACCATGTTAGCGACACGGTGCCCCATCCGGCGTTCTTCGGATAAACCAATCGCAATGGCTTGTGCACGGTTCTTCACAATAGGGCCACTCTTGGACCCACTGTGGAGCTTGCCACCCTTGAATTCGTGAAGTGTGCCAGCGATGCCGGGCATTATGGGGTTGGTTCGTTCGGCACGATGTCAGCGAGGGTTTTTGCGACGGTTTGGAGTGCGGAGGTTTTTGCAGTGATGCTATCAAGCCGCGCTTGAGCACCAGCAGGGAGTTGCACGGTGTTGAGCTGCTCACGTAGCTTGGCGATTTCTGCCACAACCTCTCCCAAACCCTCATCAAGTTTAGAACCAACATCAGTGAGGCCCGTTTCGATTGTTTCCAACTTACCTTCGAGTTCTGTTACTGTATTTGCCATGTTTTTCTGCTTTCTCTTTATATCATCCAGTTCGACAAGGATCGAGTTCAGTCGTAGGATGATTTGTTCGTGTTTTCGGTCCCTGAACAGGTCCGACAAAAAGTTCATTGGTAGCGTTTTACCAGAGTTCGACGGCCCTTGTATGGCCAATTTCGAGCGCGGTACAACGAAGGCGCGCCTTCAATTTTTCGGAACCCATTGCGAGGGGTCTTATCGCGGCACGGGAAAGGATTTTTGACTATGACGGTCAAAGCCATTAGAATTGCCTTCCAAGAGTCAAAAAGCCGGTGAGGCGCTGTTGAGAATTACCATCCGTGGTAACGTCAAGACCCCAAGCGGCTTTTAGTTGTATCTCCCAGCCGTGGTATTTTGCCAAGTCAATCCCTACGCCAAATTGTGGTCGAAGAAACCAGGGTTCAGATGGATTTTCGATATTGTCGAATTTGTAACCTCCTAACAATCCGGCGAAGGGATGAAAGCGCGGACCGAGGGAGCCAGTAACACGAAGGCCAAGGCCCGCGCGATCAACGAGATAGTGGTCCACATTATCACTCTCTCCAAAAGCGACAAGCGAAACCGTCCGTGACGCGCCAATAGCAAGCTCTACACCTGCGCCAGTCCGCGCCTTACCGTCAAAACGGTTGAATGCCACAGTCCCATACGGCGACACACTAATATCAGAGAGGTAAGACCCCTTTACCCCAGCCTTTGGCTCTCCTAGTGTGGTTTGAACAGTGGGAAGATTGGTGTCCGCGCCGCAAAGCGAAAACGCGGATAAGATGATTGCAATGACGATTGTTTTCATACCTTCCATGTTATTTTCAATGATGATGACGACTTAAAGCGTGCCGCCTTCGGCGTCGCGGCTTCAATTCCGCCCAAGCAACCGCGATTCCTCGATTTCAAGCTTTTTGATTTCCTCGTCAGCTTGGGTTACGTCAGTAAACACAACATCCTGCTTGGTTTCGAGCTTTTGCACGGGCTTACCGAGGAGGCGATCAAGCACCTCGCGTGATGCCGCGAGTTGGACCTGTTCACTTTCAGCGCTTTGCGAGAGCGTGATAACTCGTCGCAAGGCTTCTGTACCCGCACCTTTGAGTATAGTCTCAATCTCATCCCGCCCAGCAGACATTATCTCTTGTGTCAGGCGTTCACGCGCCCAGTCTTGACGAAGAAGGATTGAGACCCACGCGACAGTGCGTTCGAGTTTAAATGCGATTTCTGTTACCGTATACCCTTGCGCGGCAAGCATAATCGCGATGCGGTGCCAAGGCTTCTCACACTGCACATCATGCCCGTAGTACGCCTCCCCATCTGGCGTGGGATCGTTATATAACGCGTCAGGGAATTCGCACCGCGAGATATTGACAATCTCAGGCATTTGAGGCTAAGGGCATTGCGGCAATTTCTTCTTGTGTAGGAGGGTGACAAGGCTCAAATAGCCTCACGCTACGCTCATCTGACAATGGTTGAGCGCGGAGGATTTCGGACAACGCATCAATCCGCTCCTCCGCGCTCGGCTTTTCTGCTTTATCGCTCATGCTTCAAGAGCCGGTAACATAGCATCCTCGCGGGCGCAAGCATAATCCTTCGATTTTTGCGCACTAAAGCGCTATAAAACCCTAAGCTTTAGCTAGGCTTTTTTAAGCAAGCGAGCCTACAATTCATACGATAGCGACGCCTGGAACCTAAATTTGAAAATTCACCGAGAGGGCTTCTAGTCAATCTAGTCCGAGCGACGGGCGAGGACTCCCTTTTTTATCGCGATAGCGCACGACATGGCGAAGCCGCGTTTGAGCCATTGAGGCGGGGGCGCGGGACGCCTTACAATGATAGGGACGCCTAACAAGGTATGGGGACAAAAAGAATCCCCGATGCGGGGTCGCAAGGGGGATTCGGCTTAAAAGAGGAGCCACCCTCAATTTGGATTGCGATTAGGCAAAGGTGCCAGCATCGGCCTGAGGCTTCGCGGCAATGAGATTGCGCTTGCCGAGATAGGCTCGCATGTTGCTGGTGTACTGAACATCCGAGTCCATTAGGTCACGGCGCAATGCCTCGATTGCATCAGCCGGGATTTTCACGCCATGCTCATTCATAATGTAGGTGATGAGCGCGGCATGGGCAGCGGGGGTCCAGACCCGCTTTGTCACGTCCTTGTTGAGCTGGCTCAGTACCTTCTGGATTGCCCGCTCGATCTTTTCGGTTTTCGATTGAGGAATGGTATCAGCCATATGCGTTTTTGCTTGCGGCCGCATAATGCGGAGAATTCGCGCTAGCGGGAGCAAGATAGCATGGGCGCGAAGCATGGCAAGGAAAATCGCATTGCATTAGTAGATTTATTTCTGGCCATTATGGCCCT